CAGGCTGTAGCAATCCATTACGCCATGCTCAAAATGACGCCCGAGAAGCGGCGGCACGCAGCGATAGCGGGTAATTATGCCATCGTGCACCAGCCACCAAGGGAGCGCACTGGCGACCTGTCTGGCGCGGTCTCCCTCGCTGAGATAGGGCATCCCATCAGGATGACTGTGCACCACCGCCACTACCTCAGCCAACGCCAACACATTCAGGTAATCTTCGGTCAAAATATCGAAATGGTTGGGCGTAGTACTGCGATTAATACACGGGACATACTGTGGGCCGTCAGCGCTGGCGATAACCAAGCCGCATGATTCGGCGGGCGCACAACGCAAACTGTGCGCCAAAATAGCGTGTTCAAGCATGAAGGACTCCGATTAACGCCCGAGTTTGCCAATGGAGAGAAAGCCGCCAAACGACCCGATATTGCTACGCAGTTCGCACGAACGCCGACATTTACCGCATTTATCCTTTCCGGGATTAGTGGTGGGCTGGTCAAACTCATCAGCAACGGCGGGGCCGGTATAGCCACACTCCGCTGAGCGATACGCCCATGAGCAGATATCCGCCAGCATGGTACGGGAAGGAAACTGCGCCCCATCGGTTTCAGTCGGAATAGACAACGTAAAAGTGGCGGTTTCCGATGTCAGCTCAGAGAGTTGTTCAATCTCATAGCGAGAAATCACTTCCTCGCTTGGGTTGGCCTGCGGGTTGCCGTCGATAAAGTTCACCGCATCCAAAAAGCACACATAGACCTGACGCCGAACGACCTTTACACCCACCAAGCCATCGTAATCCTCGGCCATACCGGTTATGAGGCCAAAGAGGTTAGAGACTTTGATGGAAGGACGGCTGGCGGGACCTTTGCCGTTAAACTCAAACCCGTTACCGAGCACCGAATACGGAGAATAAACACGCCCTTGCCACACCACCGGCTCGCCCTTTTCGTTCAGGCCGTCGTGAAAGAAAAAGCGCTGACCGCCGAGCGCGATTAAATCCAGCTCCCACAGGTCAATATTCGGCCCCTGCTCAATCTCTGTGGTCTGGTCGAGCGTACCTTGAGGAATATCTTGCATATCAGCTCCTAAGCGACCACTTCGTCAAACTTACAGCTCACGTCGATATAGCGGTTATTCACCACGTGAGACCATTCACGGCAGACAATTTTTAACCTGACGTGACGGTGCGGTGAGCGCCAATAAAACGCCTTCACGGCGCCATGTCGTCGAAAAAATGACTCAATGGCGGGTAATTTCTCTGGGGCAACGCGAAAGGTCGGCGTATAGCTTTCCAGAAGCGCATTAATCCCCGTAGCCCGACGTTGTTCATAACCATCACCAAAGTTAACTGTGGTGACATTGGGCTTGGTGCTCACTCCCATGCCGGGGCGAGGCGAGAAGTGAAAAGTTTCCATTTAACCTCCAGAAAAGAAAAAACCCGCCATAAGCGGGTTCGGTCAAACCGTGAGGAGGCTAAGTTTTATAGCCTGCTTCAGTACAAAATTTCATGAGGAGTAATGAATCATTAGATACTACGCCCTTAGCCCGCTTAATTTGTCCATTTTCATCCCTCTTTAGCTCCAAAATAATGGGTGTTTTTCCACCATATCCACCATATGGGAGCTTTGAGTTGACGTGAGCACAATAAACATCACCCTCTTTATAATCTTGCCAAAAATATTTGGCATCCACAGGATCTCTCAACTTAGCATCGATCACATCCATAATGATTTTTTGCTCGCGCGTCGTGAGCTCACGAGCAGGCACAATATGTGTTGTTCCAAGCAATGAACAGCACAGCACCACTAGAATAACCTGCTTCATAGCCCTTCCGTTTATACCATTTTGAAATATTTTGGCACAACGACAGTAAACAGATTAATACCAGCAGGTATATTAGGTATTGCTCCGTCTTACATAAGACGTTATCCGCTAGAATACGAGTCCACACGGCCATCAGAAAAGAAAAAACCCGCTATAAGCGTGTTTAGTGAAGCGGCGTGATGATTAAATTTTGTAACCAGCATCGGTGCAGATATGGTCAGATAATGAATCACTTACAATGCCGCCCTGCGCAGAATTAATTCGGCCTTTACCGTCCCTTTTGACACTCATCATAATCGGCGTTTTTCCACCATAACCACCATAGGAGTTTTTAGCGTTAACGTGGGCGCAATAAACTCCTTCCTCTTTATAGTCCTGCCTGTAATATTTGGCGCTGTCGGGATCTTTCAGCTGGCCGTTAACCACGTCCATAATGATTTTTTCTCCGTCATCGTCAGACACGTGACAACGTGGGCAGTGCCGTTCCCATTAACGTGCAGCACAGAACGCCTAGTATGATACGTTTCATCGTCTTCTCCCTTTATGTCATTTGAGAAATACTGACACAAACAGCGAAAACGCGTTAAGTCCTAGCACGCACAAACTGATCGAGCTCGCCGCCGTCGCGCATCGAGTCCTGCAGCCGCGACTCCACCGTTCCCAGCACCCACTGCCGTAAATCATCCGTAACACCGACCGAATCATCACTATTATCGGCTGACCCGCCCTGCTCTTTATAAACCGAAATCGGGATATGCACATGCAGCTCGCGTGCGGGGCTGGGTGCGGATGTCTCGGCGGGCGCGGATGATGACGCGGTATTACGTGGCGTGACGCCACCCACCAATCCGCCATCGGCATAGCCCGCGCCGTAGGTGAGCTCATTGAGGAAGCTCAACATGCCGGGCTTTTTCACCACGTCCTGTGGCACCACCCATTCGCCCCGGTGTACGACGCCCGCCACATCATGCTTGCCGCCCGCGCCCGTATAGCCTCCGTCCGCCCAACCAAACAATCCTTGCACCCCCATCGCCGTGGAGCCTGACTTAATGGCGTTAAAGAAGGCCATTTTGGCGATCATCATCCCCAGATCCGAGAGGATAGAGGAAGCCATCGACTTGAAGTCACCCTTGCCTTTCACCACGAAGCTGGCAAAAGCGTCGCCCATGGTACTCATGGTGTTAGTCGCGGCGTCACGCGTCAGCGCAAAGGTATTCCCAGCCGCTTCGCGCCAGTCAGACAGCCCTTTTTTTATCCCAGCAAAACCATCGGCCTCTATCGAAGCCTTCTTATCGGCACCGCTTTGGACGATGGCAATTTGCTCTTCCTCTGCTACTCGATAAGCCTCAATGGCAATTTTATATTGGCTCAGTGATTTGTCAGTATATAACTTATCTAACTCCTCACGATGCTTGCGAAAATCTTCCTGAATGCGCTGGGTTTCGACCATTTGATCATAGGCTGCCGTACTCATGGTGGACTGGACGGTTTTATTGTCGTATTCCTGCTGCAGATTGTGCGTGGACTCGGCCACATCACGCATCTGCTCTTGCACCTGCAGCGCAACCTTGCGTTGTTCGTTGGCTTTCTCAAGGCTAACGTTTATCACTAATTGCGCCCGAAGCTGCGCCTCCGACACTAAGACGCTGCGTTGACCGGCGGTCAAGATACGCTTTTCTTTTAGCTCCGCGATTTCCTGATTAAACGCCAAAAGCTTCTTTTCTGCCGCTTTTAATTCGTCTGTATGCGTGGCCTGCTGACGTAATACCGCTTCCTGTGAACGCAGCTCTTGCAGACGGTGCGTGGCCTCATCGTCTTTATAAGCACTGGCGCGAGTTTGGGTCTGCTCTTTAAACTGCTTATTGAGCCCCTTCATCGCCTGCCCGTAGTTTTGGGCGTCGATTTCACCGGCTTTAAGTTTCCGGTTGAGCTCATCGGTCAGTCTGGTGCGTTCCTTGGCGGGGTCAGCGCCTGACTTTATCAGCCCCGCGATTTCATTTTCGAGCTTGAGCCGTTGGGTGATGGCTTCTCGCTCTTTTTGCAGCTGCGCAAAACGCGCTTCGGCGGCGGCCTTGGCTTCTTCGGCGGGTTTATTGCTGACCTCCATCTTGACGCCTGCGGCAGCGGCTTGTGCCTGCGCGGTGGCAATATGCGCCTGCCCCATCACGTTAAACGCCTCGGAGACCGTTTTCTTGAGGGACTTCCATGCCCCTTCAAGGCCGCTAATCTGGCTTTCTTGCTCGGTCACTTTTTGGTTAACGTCATCCATCGCCGCTTTCTGTAACAGCGCGGTGGCTTCGCTGGTACGCCCCTGACGGGTGAGCGTCACAATCTGCGAAATCAGGCTACCGTTAAGCAAAATCCCCTGCTCGGTGAGCTTCTCCATCGCCTGTAACGGGTCGTCTTTGAGACTGGACAACATGCTGACCAAATCCTCCGAGCTTTGACCGACTTCTTCCATGCGACTGCCAAGTGCGGAGACCTGCTCAAGCATACTGCTACCGAAGCCCGCGCCGACCGCCGCGGTCAGCGACTGGATATCTTTGACGGCGATAGCGGATTGATTACCGCTTTTTTGTAATGCAGCGGTATAGCCTTTGGTGGCGGCCTCTGCCTTTTCATAGCTGCCACATAGGGCTTTTGCGGTGGCTATTGCTATCATCACACCGATGCCGACTGGTCCCCCCATCGCCGCCATGGCGGTTCGCATCAGTCCCGCGCCGGTTGCCGCCATCCGTTGCCCCACGGACAGCTCTTGACTCGCGGCAGTAAGGTCTCGCGTGGCGGTGGTTAACATGCGTTTGCCGTTAGACTCGGCAATATCAGACTCCAGCACCGTTTTCGCGGCGGCGGCAATCTTTTGTTTTGCGGCAGCTTCCGCCAGATTCGCTTCGGTAATGGCGCGGGCGTTTTTAGCATGCTCCTCCTGGTAATTCACCGTCACGCCAAACTGCTTATTCACCTCCACCTGTTTGGCATAATACTCATCGAGAGAAAATGCCTGCTCACGCTGTGCCTTTGCCGCCTCGATGGTCTTTTGTGCCACGGCAAACTGGGATTGTGCCTGGTCACGCGCGGCACGCGCATTGGCAATAATCGACTGCGCCCCGTTAACCTGTGAAGTCGCCAGCGCTATCATCGCTTCACGCTGCTGGTGAATGCCCTGTGTGCCCTGAGAAACGGCAGAGGTCAGCCCCGTACCCAACGCCGGAATTAACGCGCTGGTCAGTGTGCTGCTGGCAACATTCCCGCCCGCCGCTAGATTGGACAGCGCATAGCGCAGCTGCCCAAAACCGTTAATGTTGGTGTTAACGTTATTATTGACGCGCCCAAACTCCGCATCGACGCCCCGAACCCCTGCCCCCAAATCCACAAACGACTGCTTGGTTTTTCGGTTTTCGGTTTGGGCTTTTTGATTAAACTGCTGCGCACTGGTATCGGCGGTTTTCATCGCGTCAACAAACTGCGCCTTGAAGCTGGCGGCATTGAGATGCAACGCAACCGCTAATGAAGCAACATCAGCCATGGCCTATTATCCGTAAACATTCTGCAAAATCGTCTGGTTCAGCCGGGTATGCAGAAGGAGCGTGATGAGGGAGCGCCGAGGCAGACACCGCCTGCTCGGCACACATTTTCAGGTATGCCTGCCAGTGCAACAACATATCGGCAGGCAGTACGGCGATTTTACGTGGGTCAGACTCACCGAGGCGGTCAGCCAATTAAAAAATTGACCATAGCCACGGCGAGTCAGTTAGTTTTTTTCCGCCTCCTCAAGCGTGCCATAGCTGTGACGTTGTACCGTGGTCAGCGCCTGCATAATGTCGGCCTGAGAATGCACCTGTAAAATCGCCTCCGGCGTCGGTAAGTCCGCTTTATCTGGGCGACTGCCATCCGCATTCACTAACGCACGAATAATTAGTGCCACGCCCGCCTTGGCTAACTGCGCCGAGTTGCCGCCCTGCGTACGCTCATCATCAATTTGCGCACTGTAATCAAGCATATCTTGCGCAGACAGGCGGCGAATGTGGACGGGTTGCCCCAGTAGCGTCAGGGAAATCGTCGCATTGTTGG